TGCTTAAATCTGTATTAAACAATCATTCACCAACTCTCTTATACATCTTCTTCATCGGAAGCAGTTGGCTCAGGAATATCCTCATCAACCTTTACTTTGATCACGATTTCTACTTCACTGCCCTCAAAGTCTTTCCACAAACGAGATAACTTCTTATCTTCACCGTCCACGGTAATAGTCATATTTTCAACATCAATTAAGCCTGCAGTCTTTAAAGAAGTAGTAGTGCTGCGCTTATATACTAGATTTGCCATTTGATTTTTCTCCTTTTACTCAAAAAAATAGAAGAGTGGTATACTCTTCTTAGATGATTTCGTCTACAAGACCTTTCTCAAGCATTTCGTCAGAGTCCATATATGCTTCATATCTATCAATCGCTGCATAATCATCTTCTGATAAATTGGTATGAGAAATAATAAAATCTGCAATACGTTTTTCAAATTTTTCACTAAACTTAAAATAGTCTTTTACCTGACTGCTAGTTCCACCAATGTATGAAGACCCGCCATGAATAAGTGCGGTACTAAATGGATAACATTTTCTTACAACATTCGGATTGTTTCTACCACTCATAAGAATGATAGATCCCATGGAATATGCATATCCAAGAACAATAATTTCCGTAGGAGATTTTAAATTTTCAATAATATTACAAAGACATAATCCATCATAGACAGATCCACCATTTGTATTAATATAAATAGTAATCTTTTCACCAGAACCATCATTGTCCATTTGTAAAAGAGGCATAACAACTTTATCAATTGTCAAGTCACTAATTAAATCATTAATTAAAATAATTCTGTGTTTTAAAAGATTTTCATACTGATTATCAATAATTTCTGTATCTTCGAGAATAGCCTGCTCTGCATCTAATTTTTCTGCAACTTCAGTATATTCTTTATCAGACAATTCCATTTTTCTTTTATTCATAGGCACATAGCCTCATTCTTTCATAATATTTTTTTTAAACTGTAAATTTCAAACTAGAATTAGCAATAACAACTCTTGTAGATTTGCACTGTTTTGAAAATTCTTCGTCCAATGCTTTTTTTAATATTTCTTTTGCTGTATTAGATCCGTGATGCAATACAATCTTTTGGCAATTAATTGCAGTATAGTTTTCTACTAACTGATTAAATGGGGCATGTCCTGACATGGACTTAAGAGAGTAAGAAGAACATCTACAAGGATAATCTTTTTGATCGATAGTAATAGATTTTCTTTTGGGATCTTTTAGTAAAGATGC